GGCCGGCATGGCCTTCTCGTCGGCCATGCCGGCCTTTGCGGCCACCTCGTCGTAGTGCGCCTTGGCTGCCTTGAGCGCGTCAATATCGGCAGCGTCCTCGATGGCCTTGCGGGCCTCCTCTAGCTCTTTTTCGAACATTTGACCTCCTAAAGGGTCTCCAAAATCGTTTTCTTGTATGCAGCGAAGAACTCGGCCTTGCCCCCCGCGTCCTGGCCCTCAGGCGCGCTAGCGCCCTCGCCGTCCGCAGGCTCGTCAGCCGGCTCCCCGCTATCGTCAACGGCGCCCGTTAGGGTGTCGATGGCATCGATGATTGCCTGCGCGTCCTCGCGCATCTCCTTGAGCAAGTCCTCGTCGGCCTTGGAGTTGCGCCGGCCCTGCTTGCCCTGCATCGCCTTGACCTGCTCAATCTCGGCGTGTATGTTGGCCGGAACCGTGACCACTGAGCACTCGAACAGATCGAGCTTGCGCAGCTCGTTTGCCTTGGTGCCGTCCTCGAGGGTGACCTTGCCGCTGTCCGCCACGTCGTAGGCAAAGGACATCTTGGAGACCTGGCCGCGCTTGAGCAGCTTGTAGACGGTCTCGCCCTTGGGGGTGTCGCTGTAGATGTGGCCGGTGACATGCAGGCCCCGGTCATCCTCGGCAGCGTCCACGTAGCCGAGGTTGTAGTCCGGGTCGCTCATGTTGTGGCCGAAGAGCAGCGGGATACGCCGGCCCGCGTCCTCGTAGTCCTTGAGGGTGTCCGTAAACGCTCCCTTGGCTATCACGTCGCCGTAGCTGTCCGGCTCGCGGTCGAACGTCGCAGCGTATCCCTCAAACGTCCACTCGCCGCTATCGTCCGCGCCGTCAGATTTGATGTTGATGCTAAAGTCCTTGGTCTTGTGCAATGTTGCCCCCTTGTTGCCCGCATACCACTCGCGTATAACCTGACCAGTACGCGCCGGCCTGCCGTCATCCGATGCCCTGCGCAGGCACTCGTCAATGCCGGGGTCTAGCGTCGTGATATCGGCCCCGGCCTCTTCATAAGCCTTCAACTGCTCGTCGCTCGGGCTTGTGTGGATTACCCAGTAGTCGGCGTTAGCCTGGCCTGATAGCGCCCTGTCGATTACGGCTGTGCGGGCAGCGAATGTGGCTGATTTGATTTCCTCCGGCGCGTCGTGCGGGCTGTCGCTGCCGAGGGCGGTTGCCAGCTCGTCAAAATCTACTCGCACATCACCGGCGGCAGCATGCTCCCGGACGTACGTAGATTTACCGGCGCACGGAGGGCCGATTATCACATGTATCAACCTCATCGCCTCTCCAACGTTATCTCGGTCTCACAGCAGCAGTAGGCGTTTTCGTCGGCGTCCATGGCCGAGTCATGCGGCCAGCGCGCGCCGTTGGAAAACTCATCGTCAAAATCGACCGTCTCGCCATCCATCGCCACGTGCTCGCTCCGGTCTGTCTCGCCGCCGCCGACGTGTACCCAGGTCTTGGTGCGCGTCCACTCTGACTCGGGCGCAAGCTGCCGTATCGCCTCCATGCCGCCCCATACAGCGCACGCGGCGGCAAGAGCCGCACCGGCACCGACCGCACGGCTGTCCGATGCCTTCTCAAAGACGCCGGCCGGTGTCGCTCCCTGGGCCTCCGACTCGTCCGCCTCGTCGCCCGCCATCGCAAGCGCTGCCCGGAGCTGCCTGAGCGTTGTCGCGTTGATTCCTGCCGCCTTGCCCTCGGCCAGCTTGCGGAGGTATGCCTCAGTGCGCGGCTCGTCGTAGTCCTCGGGGTCGAGGTGCACGTCTCGAGCCGACTGCCTGCCGGCTGCTGTGGCAAGCTCGCGGAATATCGGCTCCAAATCGTCGGCGAGCTCCCTGTCCCACCGGTCGCCGTCCCACCAGTCCTCGTCGGCCTCCGCCTTGCGTGCCTTTGCGCTGTCGATTCGCGGCAGCACCGACCGGGCCTGGCGCTCGAAGTACTTTGAGAGCGTGCGGGCTAGCCTGGCGCTGCCCTTTGCGTCGGCCCTCTGACGCGACTTGAGCAGTTCGCGCCCAGGCGCAGACTTGGTGCACGGCTCAGGGGCGGAGAGCGCGTTAGACGGCTCACCGGTGTTGCCGTACGCGACGTTTAGCGGCTCCACTAGCGCACTTGCGTTGCCGCCGATGGCGGGCATGTTGAGCCGTGCGCGCGCCTCATCTGCCGTCATCCACGGCCCGCCGACTGCGCTGGTGAGCACCTGCGCCTGCTCCTCGAAGCTCGCGTTAATCTTGCTCGACATATCAAATTCGACATATGTGCCAGGCGCAGCCCCGAGCATGGGCAGCACGCTCGCGTCTATGCGCTCGCAGACCATGCGCATGATTGGCATCAGCGCCTCGCTGTACAGGGCGCGTGCGTTGTCCTTTGCGCTCGCGTACGTCTGCGATTGCGTGTGGTAGATGAGGCTCGGGTTGATGTGGTAGGCCGCGCACACCTCCTCGCGCGTGAGCTGCGTTGACTCTGCGAACTGCGCCTCCTTGGCGTTGAGCGTGGTGTCGTGCAGCTCCATGCCGTCCTCAAGCAGGGGCGTGCCTCCGGTGTCGGTGCCGTCCTTGCCTGCGAAGTGCGCCTTCCAGGACGCGGCGAAACGGCTTTGCTGCTCTGGCGACCACGTAGCGCCCTGGGGGCGGCTGATCCAGCGGCTCACCCATCCGCCGTTGCGCCAAACGGCGTTGCGGTACTCGAGCGCGCTCATGCGCTCGGCAAGCACCAGCTTGAGCGATTCGACCGGCGACGCGCTGCCGTTGACAAGCCACCTCGGGTCGTAAGCCGCGAACCGTACCACCTGCCCGGCATCGACCCTCACAGGCGGGCGGTCGCTGTTTGGGTTGTCCACGATGTAGGCGGATGGCGTAAAGCCGTCGGACGTGGCGCGCGACGTGACCCACGACACCGGCAGCGGGTCGATGCGCCACCCGCTCGGCCTGCCATCGTCAGGTGACGGGAGCCAAAGCCCCTCGCCTGACAGCAGCAGGTCGGTTACAAGCGCGTCCACAAGCTCATACCCCGTTAGCCGCTCGGATGGAGACGCAAGCAGCAGAGCGGCAGTGGATACCCTGTCCCTCCGGCGGTCGTTCTCGCCGTCTCGGACATAGACCTTGAGCGGCGTGGATGCTATGGCATCTGCGATGTAGCTTACAACCGCGCGTAGCTCGGGCTGCTCGGCGTAGAGCTGCGCCGGCTCCTTGCCCATTACGCTTGCGCGTACCGTGCTGACGCGCATCTCGACGCGCCTGGTAAAAAGCCTAGAAAAGATGCCCACGCGCACCCCCAAAAATCGAATTAATCACACGAAAAGCAGCTCGTGGTCTTGATAGGCGCTGTCGGTTGCGGCGGCTCCCTGCGTCGCGGCCCCGAAAGCCATCGTCAGGGCCACAAGCGGACTTGCGTCCTCTGTGCTCTTGGCCCTGTCCCACGCCCACGCGCCGTCTCCCATCGGCTTTGTGACGGCGGTTGCGGCGGCTAGGTCTAGTCTCGGCTGTGGCCTGTGCATCAGCCGCGCAACGTCAGACCGCGACTCGCCGTCTGGGTTGCTCGCATTGACGGCATCCCACAGCCTGCCACACCATCCGGCCACGTCAGGCCCCTGGCACGGGACGATCTCAACGCCATCGACGGCGGATATGATGCTCAGCAACGACGCCACCGGACTACCCTTTGACTGGGCGGCGACTAGCACGCGGCCACCTGTGGCCTTTGTTGCGAGCCGTTGGAACGCGTCCTCGAGCCAGCCCAGGCCGGCGCGGTATGCGATAAGCTCCCCGTGCCATGTACCGTCATTGCGCAGGCCGCAGGCGGCTATGCTCGCATGCTCCCGGTCTGCCGACACGTCCACGCCGTACCACACCGGAGAGTCCGGGGCTATCGCGCTGTTGGCATCTATGCCGCCCTCCCATGACCCGTCCGGGAAAGCAGACTCGACGGACGTGGTGACCCATTGGCACAGGTTCTCGGTGAGAAAAGAAGCAGCCGGCTTCTTGCTCGCAGACTTCAAAGCCCGCAGCGTAAGCAGCCCGTACCCAAGCGCCGGGTTTGCCTGCGCCCATGCGTCTACCGATTTCGGGTCTGCACCCGGTGCGCAAGACCACTCGAAGATGCCGAGTGTATCGTCTTGCTCAATCTCGCGTGCGTCGGCGTAGGCGGCGCAGATGCCGTCGGGGTCTCCCAGCGCCATGTGAGCCTGGGCACGGAGGTACCGCAGCACGCACGATGTGCCGTCGCCGGCGTTGGAGATGCACCATATCAAGCCGTTGGGCTTGGCCATGGTCGTGTTGCTTACAGCGTCGTAAGCCTCCCAGGTCTGATGCTCGCGCAGCTCATCAAGGAGCACCAGGTCTCCCGACTTGCCGCGCCCGCCGCGCCGGCTTGCGGTCGCCACCTTGTAGCGTCTGCCGCCTGTGAGTGTAAGCGTCTTGTTACCGGCGCTGCGATATACGCGCTCGACCTCCCTTGACAGGTCTGGCGACTCCTGGGCGATATCCACAACGCCCTCCCAGACCTCCTCGGCAGCTTCCAGGTTGGTCGAAGTGCCGATTACCAGGCGCACGCAGAGGACGAAGAGGAAAAACGCCGATATCACCTTTGACAGCGCCGTCTTGCCGTTCTGGCGGGCGACGAGGGTCAGCACCGTGCGGTATCTGAACTGCCAGGAACCGTCGAAGCTGCCCACGATCTCGAAGGCATGCACGAGCAACCAGCGCTGCCACGGGTACAGCTCGATGTGGAGGATATCGCGCGCAAAGTCGCACATGGCGAACCCGAGCGATGTGTCAGGCGTAAGCTCCCGCAGCGGAGGGGTGTATATCCTCGGCTCCGTGCGGCCCTTTACCTCGCTCATACGACTAGCCTGAACTTGTCTTTCATGTCGCCGAGCTTGGATTCGCTTGCGGGCTGCTTCTTGCCGGCCTCGAGCGTGTCAAGGTCTTTGAGAGCCAGGCGGTACTCTTTGAGCATCCGCTCGAACTCATGCCAGGCCGGGTTGGGCTTTAGCTCCCCGCCGGAGGGGATGACCACCGGCTGGCCCTTTAGCGCCTTGCGCGTCGATGCGAGCGATTCACGGAGCGCGGACACGTCGCGGCGCAGCTCATCGAGGCTCTTTTTATCAGCCATCTGATGCCTCCTCCCAAGGCTCCCAATCCTCATAGCCGCCATCAAAATCGTTTATGCGGTCGAAATACGATTTGTAAAACTCGGCGATATCGCGGCTAACGGTTATGCATGTCTGCTCAGTGCGCGGGTTGGTGTCCACGTTGGCGCTCGACTCGATTACGCCCGAGTAGCGCTCTCCGAAAAACGCCATGACCTTGCTGTGGTTGCGGAAACGAGCGACGCGCCCGCCGCACATGCCGCATATCTCGTCCAGCACGTCGCGGCAACCTCTGTAGCCCGATTTGAATATCTCGCCGACGTAGAAATCAAATCGCCCAACGTCGCCGCGCCGCACCCACTCTCGCATCTCCTCGGCGTCGGCAGTCGCCATGCACCAGGTGGACAGCACGACGTATCTGAGCCGCTGTTCGCGCGCGATATGGCGGAGGTATGTCAGGCTGTCAACGTCTCCGGCGCTGATGATGTGGTATGCCGCGCCCTCCTCGAGGTGCCATGGCAGCGACTCCGATAGCGCGGCCTCGGAAAGCAGGCGCATCTTGTGCTGTGTGCTCATGGTCTTAAAAACAGACACCGTGCGCTTGGTGTCGGCCAGATCGTCGTTGCTTTGAGCGTCCTCGGTTTGCTCGCAGTCGTTGCCGGCAGGCGCGTAATGCTCCATTTGCTCATCCGTGAAGCTAAAACCGACGATACCGCTCATGCAGCACCTACCAAAAAACTTTGAAATTTATCGAATGAGGAAACAGTGCAGGCGGCCAAAAACCATGGACGAACATTTGTTCGATTTTTTGAAGCCCCTACCCCTGTTCGTTGGATTTACAACGTAAACCAATCGCGGCTCGTGCGTCCAAGCTCGCTCAGCCCGGCCTTGGCGCCGCGCTCTCGGTTGCAGTGCATGTGCGCGGGCACGATGTTGCCAGGCTCCAACGCAAGCTCTGGGTAGTCCTTGCGCGGCTTGAGGTGGTCGCCCTCCCAGGCGTCGGGGTTGCGCCCGTCACTCGGGCCGGCGGCGTAGTCGATGGGCAGGCGGCACCAATGGCACGGAGCGTCGGCGTTGCGGTCGCGCTCGAAGCATGACAGCCGCACGCGCCGGCCGGCGGACGATGACCATGCATCCCTTGCTGGCATCGACCCCCACCCCCTATGTCGTGCGCGGCTCGGTGAGACCCCAACCCCCATGCGGTGTGAGATCCCCACCCCTGGCACGCAAAGGGGCCGCCCTGTCCGGACGGCCCCCCTACCGCGGTTACAACTTATGCACCATAGCGAATATAGCACAATCGGCGGTCACGACGCAAGCCCGCACCCTGGCTGGCCACCGACGGGAGGATCGCCGCGCATCGCGCCGGCCATCCCCACGCTGTCGACGTAATCGCATGCCACGTCGCGCACGCGCCTGGCGGTGCGCTCTGAGCAGCCCATGCGCTGCGCCACCTCGTCCCATGGCATGGCATCGACATAGCGCATGTCCAGCACGTCGGCGTACCGCTCGCCCATACCGGCGCGCACGCCCTCTATGACCCGCAGCGCCCGGCCCACGATGGCCTCAGCCGTCTCGCACCGGCGGCGCAGCTCGCAGGCCCTGAGCATGCGCGAGAACATCCCGCCGTCCCCGGTGCTGCCGCTCTCCACCCCTCCGCCGTCCGGTGTGCCCGGCTCGTACAGCCCGGCCAGCTCGGCCTCCATCGACACGAGGGCTATCGAGGCGGCGCGTACGCCATCGAGCCACGACCTAGCGCCCAAGCCGCGACACCTTGCCCCTGTGGCGCACCACAATCGATTCTCCGGCCATTTGCCCACCTAGCCCTAGCGCGTACCTGTTCCACCGTCCGAATCGCCTGAGCGCGGCCCTGTGCACCCCGTGGCGGCATCGAACGCGGATTCGCACCAACCGAACCGCCATCCGCCCACATTCGAGCGGGCACTCGCTGCCGCACCCGTCGCACGCGGACTCGAGCCGGCGCAGAAGCGCCCCGGTCATCGCCTTCATCACGCGCCCCTCACGACCCGTCTCTTGCCCCATGAACAGAAATCGTTAGGCTGATTGAAATGCTCATGGTCGAACCGATAGCAGATGCCATTGGTGTCCTTCGCGTTGTACTTGCAATCCATGCACCGCACGATTTCCTCGTGCTGTCGTGACACCATCACGTCCATAATGGCTTGGTAAAGCGGCGTGTTCATGTCACCATGCAAGTCTGCGAAGTCCTGAACGATGCCGAACGTCTCAACGATGTACTCGCTCATTCCGCATCACTTCTCAAGTCGCGCCCGCACATCGGGCAGAACGAGATTGCCGTCTCCCAATCGTCACGTCCGTCGGTGAACACGAGCCGCGCCGACTGCTTTCCATCCAGCGACATACAGTGCTCGATGTACGCCTGACACCTTGCCATCCGCTCATCGGCAATCGTCGCGTATATGTCTGCGTACTCATCGCAGTACTTACAGCTCATTCCGCATCACCCCGCTTCTTTCGCTTCCGCTTCCACCATCCGCACGGCTCCTTGATGCCACGATACCTGTCCACCACGCCGTACCCGCAACCGTCAGTGCCGTACCATCCGCACGTCTTGCAGATGCCCTTGCGCATGCTCATCACGCATCACCCCTCAGCCATTCCAGAAGCGCATCGTAATCGTCGGTTCCTAACGCGCAGTTCATGTACATGCTCGTGTCGAAGAACGGGCAACCATCAGCGCATGTAGCTCCATCGCAGCCGTTCAGGAAATAGTCGAGATACGTCCGCGCCTGATGATGTTGCGTCCGCGCTCCACGAGCCGCGCCCGCTTCTTGCCGTCCATGTTGTCCCATTCATGTCCCATTCCTGTCCCATTCGCGTCCATCATTAGTCCTCATTCTCAGCCAGCTTGCGGATGCGCTCCGCCC